CCTTTCCTTGTAAAATTTAATCTATTTTTACTTCACATTCATATTTTTCTGACAATTCTTTTTCCGCTTCTTCTTTCGTCAATTTTTTTATTTGTTTTGCTATATTTAATATTCCAAAGCAGATTTCTCCCCTTTTTACTTCTTCAACATTAATTTGCATTTCTTCTTCGCTTGTTTTTTTCCATAATGCTAATCCTGCAAAAATTCTTAATTTTGAACTTATCCATTTTGCTGTAATACTTAATCCTGCTTCAATTCCGCATCCTGCTTCAATTCCATCTCTTGCTTCAATTCCCCATCCTGCTTCAATTCCACATCCTGCTTCAATTCCATCTCCTGCTTTAATTCCACCTCCTGCTTCAATTCCCCATCCTGCTTTAATTCCACCTCCTGCTTCAATTCCACCTCCTGCTTCAATTCCGCATCCTGCTTCAATTCCATCTCCTGCTTCAATTCCATCTCTTGCTTCAATTCCCCATCCTGCTTCAATTCCGCATCCTGCTTCAATTCCACCTCCTGCTTTAATTGTTTTATTAGCAAGTATCTTTCCTTTTACTATTATAGATTTTTCCACTTCAAGCCAATCATCTAAATTAATTTCTAAATCTTCTTCTACTTCTAATTTTCCTTTTATGTAATAATTTCCGTTTTCTAATCTTTCTATATTTTTATAATTTTTATCTATTAACATTTTTTACTCCTTTCTTAATATGTTAACCCTTGTAAAAATCCCCAGTAGCAAAATCCTACAAATGCCATATATCCTGCTGTATATACTACTGCTTGTCCTATTATTTTATAAATCTTGTCTTTATTTATTTTCATTTGTTTGACTCCTTTCGTTTTTCATTATTTCTAATATTTCTTTTGTGATTCTTTCAGCTTTTTCATAATCTGTTTTTTCTAAATAGTTAAGTCCTTTTCTTTTTAATGTAGCTCTTACTAATGTTCCTATTGCTTGTGATATATGATAATTTTCATTCATATATTTTTTGTTTACAATTTCTTTCCCATCACAGTTTGTGAATCTCCACATATCTTCCCAATTAAAACTATCAAATTCTGTACAAAATTTATCTTTTACTTTTTTCCATACATTTGCTTTTCTAGTTTTCTTCAATTCTTCTTTCAAATTTAATATTTCATTCTCTAAATTAATTATTCTCTGTTCTTGTGTCATTTGTTTATCTCCTTTCACTTATAAATTGATTCCAAGCTTTTCTTGTCACTAATCTTGGCTTTGTATATGTCTGAACGGCTAAATTCTTATCATTAAAAAGATTTCTTACATTATTTATTGGTATTCCTGTCTCTTCTGTTATTTGTTCTGCTGTCAACAATTCATAATCATCTTTTTTATTTACTAACATTTCTAATTTTGAATTAATTGATTGTAGTAATTCTTCCAATTTAATCATCTCCTATACTTTTATTTGTACTGTGTCGCATTATTTTGTTGATTTTTTATCAACTTGTAGGGTAAAAAAATATTTTATTGTTTCCCCTGGATTTAAATTAAAAATATTGATACTCTCTTCAATTTCATCTTGGTCAAATACTGTTCTATTATTCAATTTGTTACTTAATGAAGCATCTGATATTCCTAGTTTTTGTGCAAATTCTGATTGTGTAGGAAAACATTCTCTTATTCTTCCCTTAAGTTTACTGTAATCATATTTTTTCATTTTCTCCTCCTTTCTGTTGATTTTTTATCAACTTTTATTGTGCTAATATTATCAGATAAAAAATTAAATGTCAATACTTTTTTTGATATTTTATCAACTTTTTTTTGTATTTTTTCAAAAAAACTTGATTTATTATCAATATTGTTCTATAATACAATTAATATGGAGGTATTTTTTATGACATTAGTTGATACTTTTAGTAATAGATTGCAAAAAGCATTGGATTTTTGTAATCTGAAGCAAGTAGATTTAGTAGAAAAAACAGGTATTGATAAAACTTTAATTAATAAATATTTGGCAGGAATTATGAAAGCAAAACAAGACAAATTAACAATATTAGCAGATGCTTTAAATGTTAATGAAGTTTGGCTTATGGGATATGATATCCCTATGGATAGAAATTTAAAATTAGATAAATTCGGAAATCCTATTATTCCAATTCCACTTTTAGGAATTGTTAAGGCTGGATATGATTACCTAGCTCAAGAGAATTGGATAGGTACTGTTGATATAGATAAAAAACTTGCTGAAAGTGGCGATTTATTTGCCTTAAAAGTACATGGTGATAGTATGTATCCTGTTCTAATAGAGGATGATATTGTAATAGTAAAAAAACAAGATGATTTTGAAAATGGTGATATAGTAGTTGCTCTAATAAATGGTGATGAAGCTACTATAAAGAAAGGAAAGAAAAATGACAATAGTATATTGTTACAACCTTTAAATACTAATTATGAACCACTTATTTTTACTAAAGAAGAAATGAAATCTATCCCCGTTACAATAATTGGTGTAGTAAAACAATTGAAAAGAGAATTTTAAAATATAAAAAGAGAATTATGTTCTATAGTTTGCGACACAGTACATAATTCTCAAACAAAACCACTATTGAAAGTGATTAATGGTATTATAACATTTTAATACTTTCATTTTCAATAGTTTATTAAAAATAAATTATAAAAATGGAGGTATTTTATTATGGAAAGAAAAAATGCAAAAACAAAATCAGTTGGAAATGGAGAGGGGTCTTTATATTATAGCAAAACTTTAAAATGTTGGATATTTCAATATTTTTATAATGGAAAAAGAAAGACTATGAAACAAAGGAAAAATGAATCTGTAAGAGATTTTAAGAAAAGAGTAACAAATTTAAAAAGCTTATTAGATTCTGGGAATTATATTGAACCTAACAAAGATTCTTTACTTATGATTTTAGAAAGATTTATAAAACAAAAAAATAAAGATGGTATAACATCAGATAGAAGTTATCTAAGAGACAAAGATACCCTAAATCAAATAAAAAAAACTTGTGAAAAATGGATTAATAAACCTATTCAAAAAGTAACTATTGAAAATATAGAAGATTCAAAAGAAGAAATAAGAAAATATGCTAATAGTACAATTGAAAAAATATGGTTTTTATTAGAAAAAGGGTTTAAAATAGCTTGTTCTCGTAGAAAAATTTTATATAACATAATGGATGATGAAGATTTAAAGAAACCTATATCTATAAAAGCTACTAAAATTATTAAATCTTTATCTGTAAATGAAGAAAAAAAACTAATTCAAGTTTTGTCTTCAACACAACATAAATATAATGATATTCTTTTATTACAATTATATACTGGAATGAGAATAGGTGAAGTTTTGGCTTTATCAAAAGATTGTATAAATCTAAAAAATAACAGTATTACTGTATATAGAACAATCACTAGAGATAAAAATGATAAAGTTATTTTAGGAAATCATACAAAAACTTATGATAAGAAAACTGGAATTGATAAAGGTAAAAGAACATTCCCAATGAACTTAGATGTTGAAAAAATTATAAAAAGATTATATTCTTCTAAAATTACAAATATACATTCTTTATTGTTTTGGGATTACAATAAAAATTTTTTTATAACAGATGGCGAAGTTAATTCATATTTATTTAGATTAAATTCCAAATATCAAATATTGGAAAATAACGATGAGACTTTATCTACTCATAGATTGAGACACACTTTTGTTACAAGATGTCAAGAGAATGGATTAAATTTATCTGTAATTCAAAAATTAGTTGGTCATATTGATGGAAGTAAAATAACAAACAATGTTTATACAGATATATCTTTTGATTTTATATCTCAAGAACTAAAAAAAATTAAATAACCCCTCTACTGCATTATTATTGCATTATTTTTGTAAAACAAACCTCTAAATAACATTGATATTTCAATACTTTTAGAGGTTTATTTATATGGAGCTTACAACCATTTTAAATAAAATTCTTGTAAACTCCTAAATATTTCGTATAACTAAATAAGTATTATTTTCAATATATACAACTTTTTACATATTTATATATATTTATAAAACTTTTCCTATTGCATTATTTATTGCATTACTTAATTATATTATTAAGAGTGTTTATTCTTACTAAATTCGATACTTTATTAAAAGTTTTACTAAACACTTTTATAACTATTCTTTCCTTTAAATTTAATTCTCTTTTTATTTCTTCCATACATAATCCCTCGCTTTCTTTCAAGGGGTTATAATTTTTCTTAATTATAATATCACTTTCTACTTTTGTAAATACTTTTACATTCTTTTCTACATTTAATACTACATTTTTTACTTTCATGTTATTTTCCTCTCCTTTTTCTTTTGTATTTTCGACAATATTATATTTTAATTTTCTCCTTTCAAGATTATTTTATAATATAGTGACTGTCGAATATTGTAGTTTTTTTGTACTTTTCAATTTTTATTAAAATATATTAGATTTCATCCACTATGGTGGATATTTTATGAAATGTTATTTTTCTTTTATAAAATAAAAAATAGCACTAAAATTGTGCTATGGTATTATTCTATATAATTCATCTATTTTTATATTTAAAACTTGTGCAATACGTACTAATACTGAAATTGTTGGTTCTTTTTCATTCTTTTCAATATAATTCAAATGTGAACTAGATATTCCTGTCAATTTTGATAATTGTTCTAAACTATATCCGTTTTTCTTTTCTTATTTCTTTCAATAATATCTCTATTCTCATGTTTTTCCACCCTTGTTTAGTATGTCCGTTTTTTTATATAACATACTTTTTATCCACTATGGTGGAAAAGTGCCATTTTCTTTTATGAAACTAAATAAAAAAAGAAAAAGCCCCACTTATGTGAGACCAATTCTGATTTTTTTCGATTTTTATATTTTTCCTATATTTATATTATAACACTAAATATTTAAAAAAATTGTCGAAACTTGCTTAAAATCAAGCTTTTATTTTCGTTTTTAAGAGTTTTTTATTTTTGTTTAATATAGTTGTATAGCTTGATTTTTAGCTATTTTGTGAGATTTTTAAAATTTTTTAAGTTTTTTTAAAAAAGTATTGACACATACCGTACGGTATGTTATAATGTAATTAAGAAAGGAGGAAATGCTATGAGGAAAAAAATAATAAGAGCGATACTAAATACTCGATTAGCTGACTACTTTATCGATAAGTATTTAAATAACCGCTCCATAATTGAAATAGCTAATTCTATTAATAAAAATTAGCATCTTGAGAGGATAATTCCTCTCTTGATTATAATTATTATATATGATAATATTAAAAAAATCAAGGAGGTTTTTATGGAAAATAAAAAGCAAGCATACAAAACTAAGTATCAAAAAGAAAAATTAAAAAGGATTTATATAGATGTGAAAAAAGAAATTGGAAATGAATTTGATTTAAAACTAAAAGAAAATGGACTTGATAGAGCAGATATATTACTTCCTGCAATGCAAAAGTTTTTAAAAAATCCAGAAAAATATAAGAAAAACACTTGACATATACCGTACGGTATGTTATAATATAATTAACAAAGAGATAAGTCGTTAGCAAATGCAACGCTCTCAATAAGGAGAAAGATTATGAAAGTAAAAGAAATATTAGAATTAACAAGTGAAGAATTAGAAAGAATAATGACAGAAGAAGAATACAATAAAATGAAAGAATTAGACATTGAATACGTTTGGCAATTATTAGATATGCTACAAGATAGTGCTAGACAAAGTGGACAAGATGAAGATGAAGAGTATGTTTCTATATCTGATTATTTAGACTATATGGAAAATATGAGAGATTGTTAATATGAAATATAATAAAAGGGATTTGACAAATCAAAAATTTGGTAATTTAACTGTTTTAGAAGAAACCAACAATCGAGCTGATAACGGTTCGATTGTTTGGAAATGTAAGTGTGATTGTGGAAATGTTATAGAAGTAAGCTCTAAACGATTGGTAAATAAAATTGTTGTCAGTTGTGGTTGCTATCAAAAAGAAAGGCAGAAGTATTCTATGAAAAAACTTCATAAAAAACAATCTTTTGCAAATACTAATATTGATTTAGTAAAAAAAGAAACTGCAAATTCTAATAGTAAAACTGGTGTTAGAGGAGTTTGTTGGATAAACTCTAAAAAAAAGTATAAAGCTTTTATTTATCTAAATAAAAATTATCACTTTTTGGGATATTATGATGATATTGAAAAAGCTAAAAAAGCTCGTAATGATGCAGAAGAAAAATATTTTAAACCAATTTTAAATGAATATAATGAAATAGTTGACAATTTGTCAGAAAAATGATATATAAAATATGGATTGATTCCAATTCTTTAGTAAAACAAAACAATACAATAAAACTAGTATAAATTATTTTATGCTAGTTTTATTGTTGATTTTAATATTTTTTTATTATCGATGATTTAAATATTTAGCAGACTGAAGTTAATCAGTCTGCTTTATTATTTTACTCCACCAAGCCATTTGCAAAATCCTATCTTGTAATTATTACTTCCATCTATTTTATAACGTACCATTGCTCTATTATTAAAGATTCCAAAACAATCGCACTCTTCATATGAACTTAAACTTCCTATTACTTTGCTTAAATTCGTATCTGCATATACTATTTCTTTTGTTGAACCATTTTTATATCTTCTCACAGGTTCATCACTTCCTTTCACTTCTGGACCTGCAACAGTTGTTGTTGATTGTCCTAATTTATTCGCTACATCATTTCTGAATTTAATCCATTCGTTTTCATTTCTCACATAATAACGTGGACATTCTTTTCCTGTTACATCATAATGTCTTATAATATTATTTATAGATAAATTATATCTTTTGCAAATATCTGCACATAGTTCTACTAAGCTATTATATGTATTTTCATTAAACTTTCCATCCCAGTCTGGGTGACATGTTTCTATTCCTATACTATTTCTATTTACAGTTCTATTTCCTGCATGATATGCTATTTCATTTTCTGGAATGCATCTTATTATTTCTCCATTTAATCCAATTATATATTGTGAACTTGCATAGATATGTTTATCTTTTAAGCTTTCAAAATAGTTTCTATTTGCTATTGCTGTACTATTTGCATTTCCAACCCAGTGTACTACTATTTGTTTTACTTTTTGAAGTTTTTCTCCTGGTCTTGAGTATGGATTTATTGTTAGCAATTTTTCTTCTATATTCATTCGTTTGCCTCCCCTCTGTTGTCTTGTTCTGCTAATTCCATTGTTTCTACTATCTCCTCTTCCATGTCTATTTCTCCTTATCATTATTCAATTTTTCTTTTAATTTATCTGGAATTTCAACTCCTAACTTAGCACAATTTTCAGCTAAACTTGATAATTCCATTAAGCATATATATATTACTGTAAAATATAATATTAGCTCTGTTCCTAGTGCAAATTTTGTTAATATTCCTACAAGAACGTAAACAAGCTCACCAAATTTCTTTGATAAGCCTGTTCTCATTATAGAGCTTTTAAAATCTGCATTTCTCCATGCTATTACTAATCCTGTTAAAATATCTATTATTATAAGTAACATTGGTGCAAATATCGCCCACCAAATGCTTGTAAAATGTATGTTTTGTATTAATTCTTCCATAATTTTTTTCTCTCCTTTTTCTAAAATGTTGTCCAACTAGTCCAAGTTCCGTTGTTACAGGTCCTTTTATACCAACCTTCTTTATCAAAAGGAGACCAAAGTTGCTTTTTGTAAGGGTATGGATTTATATGCATCTGTATTAAAAAACCATAGTGATGCCCAGTCGGTGAATTTGTTGCTCCTAAACAATAGGTTATATAATTTCCATCTAAATTGTTTAAATCAGGTGTAATTAATCTCTCTGTTGGAGCTAAATTGTTTAATTTAATTTTATCATTAGAACTCATTAATCCATTTTCTGTAATAGTAGCATTTTTTTGTACAAACTCTTCATAAACATCATTATCATTTTTTATGTATATTTTGTCTTCTACGTATGGTTCATAAGATGTTGCTGTTGAGCCTTGTTCAATTTGAATATTATTATCTAGTTCTGTTAATCTACCATTAAATCTCATATAGCAAGCATCTTCAGGTATTGTTATTGTTCCTGTTATTGCAGATACAGTTGATATGAATATTTTGTTCTTATTATAGAAACAATTTGAATTTCCTATCGTTTTATTTGAAGAGCTTATAGTGATATTGCTTAAATTATTAACTGATATGTAATCCGAAACAAACCATTCTACATTAGCCGTTGTCGTTCCATCTGTTCCATTTATCTCATATCCTTTTAATACTGTATTCTTATCAAACAAGTTCTTCCCTTTCTTCATCCAAATCTTTTTTCTATTCGTCGTTGGCTCTGTTGGACTTACTACTACTGAGCTATCGTTAATATAATCACAGCTGTACGTGTCTGTTTGACTTGAGCTATGTGTATTTAAAATGCGGTTCTCGGGTAATGAACCTTGATATGTTTTTTTGATTTTCATTTTTTACCTCCTTTCAATCTATCACAAATGAGCAATTTATAGAGTACCAAGAAGAATTATAATTCCCATCACTTGTCCACTCTAGAACTATATTGCCATTTGTCGCAACATAAATTCTTGAGTATCTTACTGATGATAATGCATTTATAAAATACATTTGTGCAGAAGGTCTAAATCCTGATGGCAGTATTGCAACTAAAGTATTTGCTGCGGTTACTCCTGCGACATCTCCTTGTACATATACTATTTTTCCTACTTTTCTATACTGTGCCTTTTTAACTATAGAACCTACTGTTATTCCATTATTTAATGTTAAATCAATCCAACCAGAATCCTCTTCAATCGCAAACTTCTTCCATTCACTCCACTTGTTACTATAAGTTCTTATATATGTTTCAAAATCATTTACATCGGCTGTTCCATGCCTAAACCAAATTTGTTTTACATAGTTTTTTGTATCTTCTGCCATTACTTTTAGCCAACCATTAACACCCGCTGGAATGCTTGTTGGTGTATAGTTTACTCCAAAATAATACAAACCATCTTCTTTATAATCATTTAAATCTGTGTTTGCTGTTGTTACTGTTATTACTTTACTCTCTTCTACTTCTTCGTAGCCGTTCTGGGACTGTAGTTCCATCGTATTCGACTATTGTGCCGATTGGTAAGCTATCTCCAGTATTATTTCCTAAACCCTCTAACTTTTCTAATATTTCTGAAAAATCACTATCAGTACCTATGTTAACCCATTCTTCTCCATTCCAACAATAATTATATGAATCCGATTTACACTTATATACATCTCCAATATTTTTATTTTCTATTGAAGATAAATCATTTATTGTTTCTACACTGCTTTTAAATCTATATAATGTTTGCATTGAGTCTATTTTTTTCTTATATGCATTTGTAAAATCGTTTGTAGATAACTCCTTTCCAGGAACTTTATCTACTTTCGAATACAATATATTGTCTGCAATACCACTATTTGTATTTGCTACTTCTACATCATAATTTTCTGTTTCTAGTGGTTTTATAAAATTATAGTGTTCTGTATAATTCGCCATTTATATCCCCCTTTTCCATGTTCCATTTACATTTGTCCAAATAACAGCTCTCTTCCATGTACCGCTAACATTAGTCCATATTTTTCCTCTTTTCCAGCTATTACTTACATTTGTTCTTGCTGTTTTCTGATTACCGTTTTAATGTAATAGTACATGTCTTAGAATTTGTATATCCACTTCCAGAAACAACAAAAGTAGCCGTTAAGCTACTTCCAGTTCCATATTTTTTATAAATATTATCTAATTCAGTATCACTAAATGTTATTGTGTTACTTCCTACTTTAACAGTTCTACTTAAAATTTGTGTATTTCCGATTTTCATAACTAAACTAAGTGAACTTATGCTTGCAGGATTAGTTATAGACACACTAGCATTATCGCCATGATTAAAATTAGACAAAGTACTTATTCTAGCGATATCTTTTGTTGTTCCATAAAATTCACTTGATACTCTGTCTAATCCTGAATCTGTTGCCCTTGCTAATATACTAAAAGAATGCTTTGTGTTTGGACTTAATCCAGTTACGGTAAAAGTTCCAGATGTAGTATTACTTACCCTTGCTCCTCCCCACAACGCTTTGTCTACACTACAATATATACTTGCACTTCTTGATACTGAATATCTTATTACTGCTGTTGTTAACCCTGTGCTTTCTACATATACATTGATAATTTCTGCATATCTTGTGACAGCTGTCAATACTTTGCTTGTCGAACAACTACCTGCCCCAATTCTACTTGTATCTGTATTCCAACTTCCACTTACATTTAATGTTTTTGTTCCATCTGAATTGTGAGCTATATCACCAGTCCAACTCGCCAAAAGTTGGTCTTTTGCTTGTCCACTTGAAAAAGAAATTGGATTAACACTATAGTTGTATGTATTTCCATTTATAGTCATACTTCCATTCGTTGTATAATTTGTATATGCATAATATGAACTTCCATCAAATTTTAAGTATAACTTTACAGTTACATTAGAAGTATTATTTGATGCATTTACAGAATTTTCTGTTATAGATTGCCATAATGTATAATGACTTCCATAACTTCCACTCATATTCCCCATATTTTATTCTCCTTTAAAAATATTGTATATATATATCCCCATTACTTCCACCGGATGGATTGCCAGTTCCTCTTGAAATAGCTTTTTGCTTTCCATTCCATGTATTTTTTTCGCCATCTGACACAAATCTTCTTGAAGAACTTTCACTTATTATAGAAGCTGGATGAGTAGCTGGATGACTATAATTATTTGCCTTATTTGATATTCCATCTAATTTACTTTTATATGCATTTGTAAAGTCATTTGATGAAAATGTCTTACCATCGCTTTGTTTTATAGTTGTCGCTATAATATTTCCATTTATTACTATGTCTTGGTCTTTTCTAACTAAATTTTCTGTCACTGTATCTATATATTCTTCAAATTTTGTATATAATTCTTCTCCATTGACACTAATCAAAGAATTTACTATTCCACATAAATCTGTATTTAATCTTTTATCAACAATATCCGTTTCTGCAATATTTGTTGTACTTTTTACTTTTACTTCTGCTAAACATATTTCATATATATTATTATCTCTTTGTAAAGCACTTACTGTTGCACCATTTCCTTGTTTTACTAATAAATATGTATTTCTTTCTGCTAATGTTTTATCCAGCCTAACAACTATTCTATCTATTCTTTCTCCAGAAGATGGTCTTTCTAAGACAAATACTCGATCTTCTTCATTTTCATAATCTGCTCCCTCTATTATTCCTGCTCCTTTTAGTACTTTTATTGTAAGTCCATTATCCAGAACTACTTTCATACTATTTTCACCATAATTTTTATAATGGCCAAAATAAACACCATTTGACAAGAATTTTGCAAAATATTTTCTAAATATTTCCGCTTCATATAAACGGTCTGGTTCCATTTGATTACTTTCCTCGTTTAAAACATTCATTGAATCAAACGGAAAACTTTTTAATGTTATTGATGTTGACATATTTTCTCCTTTCAAAAATAAGACCTAAGATATAGGTCTTGTAATTACTCTTTTTATTTCTTCGCCAAGAGTTGGAACTTTATCTCCAAAACCTAGCTCAACTGTTATATTATTTCTCTCATATATTTCTTTAGCTTGAATTATACGTTTGTCTTCATATATTCCATCGCTTTCAAGTGTTACTAAATCCCCTAAAAAGAAATCTTTTTCATATTCCATATTAGATATTTGATATACTTTTCCCTCTATAGATTGAATTGTTTTGTATGTATCCAACTTCTTTTGTCCCTCTGAGTTTAATTCATCTATATCTTCTATATTGTTTAAATCTATCAAAACTTCTCTTCTATTAAATCCTGTTGCTGTTCCTTTTACAATTATTATTCTATTTTCATTTTCACCTTTACCTGCAACATATCCTACATTTTTATAATTGCTATTATCGTCTGTTACTTTTCCCTCTACTAAATTTTTCTTTTTTTCTGAAAAAATTATATAAGGATGTTTTGGATTTCCTTGCAATTGCAGATGTGTATATTGTTGTAATTCTTCGTGTGTAAATTTTGATAGCATCTCATGTGTGTTTGGATTTTCTACTTGATTTACTGTTCTATCTATTCCTTTTAAACTATCAAAATAAATACATTTTTCATTTCTATCTAAATATCCATACCATCCTAATCCTGTATCTTCTGAAACATGTTTTAGTTCATCATGTAAATTAGTTAATCTCGCTTGCCAAACTGTTTTTATTCCTCTATTTTGTGAAGTTGTTACTTTTATCCATGAAATATCCCTTTCAGGTGTTCTTATATCATCATAATAGCTTTCAACCATATGATTTCTTATATAATGCTTTTGAATATTTTCTGCTTGTGTTTCTGTAACTCTATCATATCCATTTGTTGCTATTATACGTCTTTTAGTTATCCCTTTTATACAAGTTCCAGTTACTTTCATAGTTTTACTATTTTTTTGTGGAGTTTTAGCCACACTTGTAATTCTATTTTTGCTAATTCTTGTATCATCAATTAAGTTAAACATAAAAAAATGCTATATATCAAATATATATAAAAATATAAAGAAAAAAGAATTAGATAAAGAGTTCCTAATTTACCTAGAATTTTATTTGCTTGGGATAATAAAAATAGCAAAAATAAGAATTACAAAAGAGCTTATAGACAAATTGAATATAAAAGAAGAAGTTAATGATGTGGAAAAAGATATTAAAGTGATAAAAAGTATACATCCAGTAGAAATTATAAAAAAACTAAAAATAAGAGTACAAAAGATTAAATTATATTTGGAAATAGGAACAGATGATAGTGTATGGACAGCATATATTGTTGCGGTGATATCATCTATCATTGGAATAATACTTGGAGTAACTAACCCAAAAGTAAAAGAATTTCGCGTTTTGCCATTGTATAATTTTGGAAATTCTATAAAATTTAACCTAAATTGTATAATTAGTGTAAAAATAGTACATATTATTTATGTAATATATATTTTATTAAAAAGAAGAACTTCAATTATTCAGGCTAAAGAATATGCTAAAAGTTTGGGATTGCCAGAAGAAATAATTGAAGACATTCATGGTGACAATTTCACTCAAGACGAGTCTGGAGAAGCTTCAAAAGAAGAAGTAGATGATATGGTAACTATAGTAACAAAAATCTATA